CAGCAATGGCGCGAGCATACCCCTTGTAATGCTTGCCCGGTCGGATATCAACCCAGAAAGCGCGAACCAGAATCCTACCGATGCGTGGCCCAAAGCGGTAGCCCTCTTGCCCATTCGTATCTAAACACCGGTAAAGACGTCGCTGGAGGAACTCCATACGCAAGTTCCCGGGCTCAAAAGGCCCAGTGTCCTCCTTGCAAAACATACCCACGGACCGGAACACCGCGGGGAGGGGTAGGGCAGAGTCGAGACCAAAAATAACAGGTGGGGCGACATTCAGGGTGTTGGTAGTTATGGTGTCACCAAAGCCGGAGACCTGAATGCCTTCGACTGAGCAACTGATGCCCATGGCCTTATAATGTCGTTTGGCGGCACTATGAGCTCGGAACTCAGCAAAGTGGGTGTCTCCAATCTCGAGACGCCCCCAATCCCAAAGGAGCCAGCGCTGGAAATCTTTGGCACTCGCTTGCATGACGCCGTTTATACTCTGTTCAAAACGGCTAATATCACAAGAGCTATAAAATATCCCCGCCGTGCCGCGTTGCACGAAGCTAAGGCTATCGTCACCTTGGAAGATCGCTGCCCAGGGCAACTCACCGTCACGCACCTTATTATACGCCCATATGACCCAGGCTGAACACTCAGAAGCGTTCATCCCCGGAGCGTAAGCGACCTGTCCGCTGTAGGTCTCCTGCATGGCTGTGTTGACGGCAGAACATATGGTGGAGTAATGGCATCGGGTGTACTCATCAGGAACAGATATGATGCGGGGGTCGAGTTTGCGCGTGGAAAAACGAATCCTATCACTAACTACGTCGTCATTAGGCATAAGGTCAGAACAGACGATCACAGTTTTCTCTTTCTTTATGAAAGCGTCAAAACCCAGATCAGTTAGACCGCTCAAATAACCAGCCAATAGGTTCTTGCGCTTACTGAGAGGAAAACGTCGCAACCATTCACTAATGTCCTGGGGCACAGGTCGCCGCTCAGACAATTGCATTTTGGGTCCGCGAGCGATCGCCTTCATTCGCGTGTGGGCATAGGCCCAGATGTAGGCCGAGTTCAGAAGATGTTGAGGCTTGTCACGGATGTAGGCTCGTTGGTCAGGGTAAACGGGGGACAGCCCGAGGGCTCTGACCGAGAGACCTCGCACCATATTGTGTTGGCAGCTGGAAAAACTGGCACAAAACACACGGGACATAACGGGACCAGTCACGTAATAACCACCTTTACCGCAGCTGGTATTTTGCACATCGGCCAGAGAGTAGCTGGTCTCAACAATACGTTTAGTACTAATAGAAGCGTCGGGGCGGATTCGTGGGATGGGCAAGTGTGCTGTGCATATGCTCGGCACCGCGCAATTCGGATTCGTCTCGACCCCAATGCGAAGCATGTCGTCGAGCGTGCGTTGACCAATGGCTGCGCGGGCACACAGGATGGGCGCTCGTCGAACGAGGGCTCGCAGCGCGCCCGGAATCAGGTCCGGCGCGACCCTATCGCTCAGCTCATACAAGGCAACGCAAGAAAGCGCGAAGCAACAAGCACCGAACATAAGCAGCAAAAACCGCTCCTCCTGGTCAATCATAGCCGCGGCAGCTGTAGGATAGCATCCAACCGCGTTGGTGTGCCAAGTGACAGTCATGCGGTTTTCTATGGGCACGGAGTAGGCGTCCTCCAGAAAGCGAATGAGGTAAGGGCTCATGCGTCCTAAATGAGTTCCTGGTGTATTATACAGCACGAGTAGAGCTTCGGGTCCCATCCGCTCGGTAGCGAAATGGTTCCAGAGAACATGGGCCGCGTAAGAAGCCAGGAAAGCCAGCGGGGTGCCTGCACCGAGTTGGAGGCTTGATGGGCAACCAACTGTTAAAAGCGCATGTAGCAGTATCTGGATCCAAGCGCGTCCTCCATCCAAAGAACCGTTAAGGGAGATGGCTGCATACCCTCCCCAGACGCCAAAACACCGGAAGGCGAGGTGTTTGATAAACTCCTCGTAAAGAGGGGCGATGAGGACAACGTCACACCAAGTGAAGAACATGCGATGAAACTCGATTATGCTAACTTCCTTGTGGGCAGCGCAGTAATTCTGTATCTGGAGGATCATATTAGGCATCTCAAAACCGTCAAGGGGGACGTAGGGTATAGTGGCAGTACACAACGACCCCATAAGACAAGCGCTTAGCGGGACGATGCACGCGACACCTAGGGCTCTTGACCAGTTAATAGGACTTTGCCCGCAGTAAGCGGCATCTAAACGCTCGAATTGGGCTGCGGTTTCTATAACCCAGTTCGGGTCACATGTGAGACCACGCGCGGTGTTGTACATGATGTCCAAACGGGCGTCTAGAGAGGGCGCCCTAACTAAGCGGGAGCGCATGGCGTTGATGGCCGTATTAATCCGTTGAGTGTAAGCGAACGCATCTTCACCGGCCCGGTACGGAGGATCAACTGGCTGATGTCCAGTGAGCCACAACCGGAAACGCCGAAAAGGCTTATCATCGTATAAATTGACGAGATCGTAACACACCGACGCACAACCGCTAGCAACACCGACTGCCAAAGGGGCCACTGAGCGAGTTAACACACCACTCACAGCCGCCACCTGTTGTTTGGTGGGACGGAGGCTGGGAGCGTTCGCGAAACAAAACGCGGCCCCCACGGCCGCGATGGCTCCGCAACCGATGGTCAGGCTTCGTAGCGTGACCCAGGAAGTAATGGCCTGGAAGAAGGAGGGGAAGACCACAGTACCGCGAGGTTCATCCGCTCCCTTCTGTACTATTTCCGCAATCGGTGCTGGGGCATTACTTTCCACAAGAATACGGTTTCTGTCCGGGTTACGCGCCCGTACACGCTCAGTCTCGAGTAACTTGGCATCCTCGAAACTCTCAAGTGGTGGGCGGAATAATCTAGGGTGCGCAACAATAAGGGGAATATCCTCCTCTGGGTCGTCCTCAACCGACGGAATCGAGGAGGCGGGCCTCGGTTCGGGAGGCGAAGGGGTATGTGGCGGGAGGGGCGGGGCTAGCGTTTCCACATTCGTGATACGAACTAGGCGCCTGACCCACTTGCCTCCTTCTTTGACCCACTTCGCTTCCTTGTGCCGGTCAGCTAGATCAATAGCGGCACGACTCAGGGTCTTTGTGGTATCAACAATAGCAGACTCAACTTCCGGGGCGAGCTCCTTAGTTTTCTGGTTCAGGATCTGGTGGAGGGGAACACCGTAAACCTCGTTTTCGAGTCGTTCATCCTCCTTCGCTTCCTCGTCCATTTCAGCCCATGGCGCGACCCGATCCCTCACAAGAGCGTCTTTAGCCGCCGACAGAACACTGCGCATCTCTTGCGAGGCGGCCTTGGCAACGTGTTGTGCGACGGGTCTGGGTTTACCCCAGATAAAGTGGCGCTTATCCACCGCCTCGGGTATTGTTCGTTGGTCCGCCCATGAGTAAGAAGCCATACTAATGATGAGCCGATCGATCTTAAGCCGAGCAAATTCGATCCTCGTGCCGCCGGCCGGGTGCCAATATACGTCATCCCGGAAATGACTGCGCACACATACCAACGAGCCTGTGACTCCAGTGATCTTGTCTGAGGTGTTCTCGCCAAGGAAGTTCCCGGGCAACCTGTCAGCTGTGGGTTCCAGGCTCAGAGTGATGATACTGGACCATTCTTCTGCGGTGGTGAGCTTGACGAGGAGCGGCATGAGAAGAACGGAAGGCCTCTCATGCGCGCCAGGGTAATTCGCCAACTCCATGTTGGGACCTGGTTTAACAATCGTAACATAAGAGCAGAGCGTGCCAACGCGCTTAATGGAGCCGCTGAGGTGTTCGTGACCGGAATGCACTACTATGACCGCACGTGCGATGACGTGGTCCTTAGTGTGCATCGCCTTCACGAGCCCAGAGATTACACCATTAATAGCTATGATTATGTTGTCAAGAACGTACCCTTCGGCGGCGACGTCGAAGAAGAAAGAATCCTGCCCATTATGGGTGAGAATCGCGTCTTCGTCAAAGCGTCGCACCAGGAAAGACGAGGCCAAACGCACAGCAGCATACACGACCCAGTTATAAACCGGGTCACGGCTCGGTGGAGCCCGGCCCGGTGCGCGTCCCTCCACACCGGGTAATCTGCCAAGATTGGTCCAGGCCGCCAACCTACCAAAGGTGTCAGCGACAGAGAGGATGCTGGATACGGCGTTGGAGGGAATATTCGGAGCCGTGGGGCAAATCAGCGCCTTTTGTCCGTAAACGGCGACGATTTGCGGGGAATGCCCAAGTCGGTGATCAAAGGGTCTGAGAACCTCACCGCCCGGGTACAGATCAGTGAAGGTTGGGAGCTTTTCATAAGGCTTAACTTCAGCACCGTTAGCCTCTTTCTCCTTAGCCTTCTTGGTCGCCGCGACCCTACGAGCCAGGCCGGCGGCGTCAGCAGCGCGCTTCTCAGCGCGGCGCTGCTGTGCTACATCGAACTTGCGTTTGCCACGCCCGCCCGATTTTTTCACTTGGATGTCAGTTGCTTTGTTTGCACTAGCGCTAACATCGGTCCCCAGTTGGGGGGGTTTAGGATGGGAACTGTCG